CTCAAATAAGTGCTTGATCTACAGTTTTTGCTTTAAGTGGAATATCATCAATTCGTCTTGGAGATATTTTGAAAATTGATAGTGAGTACATGAAAGTGGTTAATGTTGGTTTAGGTACAACATATTCGGGACCTATATCTTTTGCTGGGACATTCCCACTTGTAAATGTCTCTAGAGGTTTTGTTGGTAGTTCTGCTACTACACACCCAAATCTATCTCAAGTTGATCTTTATAGGGGAGCATTTAATATTGTTAAGAGCGATGTTTATTTTACAAATCCTCCAAAGGGAAGTTTGGACGATCAATTATTTGCAGACCTTGATAACTTATCAGAATCTAGATCATATTTTAATGGTAGAGTATTCTTGAAAAAAGATTACACAACTAATCAAATTTATGATAATATTTCAGAAAGATTTACTGGAATAGGACAAACTTATACCTTAACAGTTGGTGGCGGAAATACAGTTGGTTTGGGTACAACTGGAGGAAATGGAATTGTTTTAATTAATGGAATATATCAAACTCCATCCACTCAAAATAATGCAAATAATAACTTTAGAATTATAGAAAATACTTCCGTTGGAGTTAGCACAATTGTATTTTCTGGAATTACATCATCAAATGGTTCAGTTGTAGTTTCTCAATCTGATGTAAATATAAATCAACTTCCTAGAGGAGGAATGATTGTATCCTTAGGATCAACACCTGGATTAGGATATGCACCACTAGTAGGAACGTCTGTAACTGCAATACTTGGTGTAGGTGGATCAATTACTTCAATTGGTATAGGAACCACTGGAAATTGGGGATCTGGATATAGAAATCCAGTTTCAGTAGCAGTTACAGAATATGGTCATTCAGGATCAGCAGCAACAATTACAGCATCTGTAGGAGCTGGGGGAACGCTATCATTCACAGTTGTGGGTGGTGGAACAGGATATGTAAATCCCCAAATTAATGTTTCATCACCAAGTTATGAAAATCTACCAGTTATTGGTGTTTCTAGACTAAGCGTTGGATCAACAACTGACTGTGGAACAGGTTTATTGATAAATGTTGAAGTTGGCGCAAGTTCTACCGTAGGAATAGGTTCTACTTTATTTGAAGTTAAAGGATTTAAAGTTACAAGAAATGGTTATGGATTTAGACCAGGAGATGTAGTTAAAGCAGTAGGTTTAGTAACCGATAAAGGTATTTCACAACCAATATCAGAGTTTCAGTTAACAGTTTTAGAAACGTTTAGTGATTCATTCTCTGCTTGGCAATTTGGAGAATTAGATTACATTGATTCAATTGCGGCACTTCAAGATGGCGCTAGAAAGAGATTCCCACTTTATTACAATTCTCAATTATTAAGTTTTGAAAAAGGTTCTGATGCAGAATCCCAATTAATTGATTTTGATTCTTTATTAGTTATTTTTATTAACGGTATACTTCAAAAACCAAAAATTGCATATGAGTTTAGTGGTGGTACATCATTCACGTTTAGTGAACCACCTAAACCAGAAGACAAAGTTTCAATTTATTTTTACAGAGGAAGTTCTCAAGATAGTAGATCAGTTAATGTAAATGAAACTATAAAAATAGGTGACGATGTAAGAGTTTACAGTAACAATGAATATCTTGGCATAACAACAACACAAAATTCTAGAGTAGTTACTGATATTGTTACTTCTGATAAAATACAAACTAATCTTTATATGGAGAATGGAATAGATACATTAATTGAAAAACCATTGTATTGGACAAAACAAAAAGTTGATAAAGTTGTTGATGGTGAAATAATATCCAAGTCAAGAGATTCTATAGAACCACAAATTTATCCAACAGCAAAAATAATTAAAGATTTATCAACCACTAATAATGAACTATTTGTTGATAATGCACAATTCTTCAATTATGAAGGTTTGCCATCTTTAGACATTGATTTTGACGCATTAATAGTATCTGGTGCAGCAGATCCAGTATCAGCAGCAGTGACAGCAGTTGTTTCTGTTGCTGGAACAATACAATCGCTTTCAATAGTAAATGCTGGTAGTGGATATACGGGTTCATCCATAACTGTAAAAATTTCTGCTCCTTCATATGTCGGTGTTGGTGTGGGAACAACTGCCACTGCTACTATTTCAATTTCAGGTGGATCTCTAACAACTCCTATTTCAATAACTAATCCTGGACTTGGTTACAGTCAATCAAGACCACCTCAGGTCATAGTTCCTTTACCAGATCCAACTTATGAAAATGTCAGTTCTATTACTACATTAGAAGGATTCTCTGGAAAAATAACAGGAATTGCGACTGCAGTAGGTGTTGGTACAGCACTTGCTATTAAATTCACTTTAGATAGTTCTTTAGCACCATTTACTGGATTATCAGTTGGTTATCCTGTTTATATTTTCAATACTTCTGTTGGAAGTGGTGTAACTTCAATTTATGCACATGACAATCAAATAGTTGGAATTGGAACTACATGTTTAGATAATGTGTACAATGTTAGCGCATTTAATTCAACAACTGGAATTATGACCTGCAACATTGTTTCAACATCATCTACAATTGGAATTGCAACAACAGGTTCAATTGTTGGACAAATATCATGGGGAAGGTTGTCTGGATTTACAAGATCTTCTTCTCCAATTTCTATTGGAGTTTCTGGATACACTATAAACTCGGGATTAACAACATTCCCAACTATTCAAAGAAGAGGGTATGGTCTCAGAGACATTGGACCCATCAAAAAGACTTTGTAACCTAGTATAAATATAGAAAAAACTATATCCCAATGTCTGCACTTGTAACAGATCAGTTTAGAATATTAAATGCGACAAATTTTGTCAATTCTGTAAGTGATTCTTCAAATTCTTATTATGTATTTGTTGGATTATCAAATGCAACTGCTACTGGATTTGGTAGAAATAGTTCGTGGGATACTACACCACCAAATCCAACAGATAATTTCGATTATTTGAATCATTATGAAACAACAATGCTTTTTGGCAAAAAAATAACGAGTGCAAATATTAGAAGAGTAATCAGAAAAATTACTTGGACTTCTGGACAACAATATGACATGTATAGACCTGATTATAGCACAGTTAACAGGTCATCATCTGGTTCTTTAAGATTATACGATGCAAATTATTATGTTTTAAATTCAGATTATAGAGTTTACATTTGTATTGATAATGGATCAAGTGGAATTAAAACAACAGCAAATTCTTCACAAGTTGAGCCAACTTTTACAGACCTAGAACCATCAAAATCAACAGATGGATATACATGGAAATATCTTTATACAGTCTCACCAAATGATATTATAAAGTTTGATTCTACAGAATATATTACTGTACCCAATGATTGGCAAACGTCTACAGATGCCCAAATTACGGCAGTTAGGGAAAATGGAAATTCTACAATTAATGAGAATCAAATAAAAAAAGTTTTTGTTAAAAATGCAGGTAATGGATATGTATCACAGTCTGCAAAATCTTGCAATTTAGTGGGAGATGGATCTGGTGGAAAAGTTTCAGTTGATATTGATTCAACTGGAAAAATAAGTGATATAACAGTTACATCTGGAGGTAAAAATTATACCTTTGCAATAGTTGATTTGGGAACTTCATCAGCAAATATTCCAACTACTTATGCTGAATTAGTTCCAATCATACCCCCATCAAAAGGTCATGGTTTTGATATCTATCAGGAATTAGGTGCAGATAAAGTTTTATTATATGCAAGATTTGATGATTCTACAAAAGATTTTCCAGTAGATACTAAATTTGCTCAGGTTGGAATTCTTAAAAATCCAACAATTTATGATTCAACAGGAATAAGCACTACTGTATATACTTCAAATGATTTCTCGGCAGTTTATGCCATGAGATTTGGTGGAACTCCATCTGGAACAATTTCTGTTGGAGATAAAATTCAACAATCAGTAACTGGTGGAATTGCTTATGGTTATGTGGTTTCTTATGACTCAGAAACAAAAGTTCTTAAATATTCCAGAGATAGATCTTTATATTTAAATGGTGGTTCTGGATCAACATATGCTGATTTTGTAGGTGTATCATCATTTTTTGATAGTTCTGGTACTAATTTATCTTTTAATTCATCAGGAACAGTATCAAAAGTTGGTGGTGGATTTAATGCATCAATAGATAGTTCATTCTCTGGAATTACTACAACAATTACAAATAAAATTGTAAATCTTGGAATAGAATTTACAAATGGACTTGCCAATCCTGAGATAAATAGTAAGTCAGGTAATATAATTTACATTGATAACAGACCAACTGTTACAAGAAATTTAAGACAAAAAGAAGACGTTAAAATTATCCTGGAATTTTAAAAGATGGCTCAAAAAACTAATCTTAATGTAAGTCCATATTTTGATAATTTTGCCGAAAAGGATCTTGGCGCAAGAGATAAGAATTATTACAAGGTTCTTTTTAATCCAGGAAAACCTATACAGGCAAGAGAGTTAAATACTCTTCAGTCAATATTACAGGATCAAATAGAAACTTTTGGTAGTCATATTTTCAAAGAGGGATCATTAGTAATTCCAGGAAATATTACTTATGATGCTCAGTTTAATGCTGTCAAATTGAATTCTCAACAGTATGGAGTTGAAATAAGTTCATATTTGGCAAATTTTGTAGGAAAAAAGATAACGGGACAAATATCTGGAATTACTGCAACTATACAGAAGATACAACTTCCTAATGCAGGTTTAGGAATTGAATATCCAACTCTGTATGTTAAATATTTAAATTCAGATTCAAATTTTGAAATAAATCCATTTCAAGATAATGAACCTTTATACGCTTCAGAGACAGTTGGGGCAATTATTGCTGGCACCCCATTTGCATCGTCTATAGCAACAAACTCAACCGCAACTGGTTCTGCAGCATCTATTGGCGAAGGTGTATATTTTATTAGAGGAACTTTTGTTAGAGTCCCCAAGCAAACATTAATTTTAGATTATTACACAAATACTCCATCCTACAGAGTAGGATTGAGAGTAGATGAACAAATCATAACACCAAAAGATGATGCTACATTATATGACAATGCTGCAGGATTTTCAAATTATGCTGCTCCTGGAGCAGACAGATTTAAAATATCTTTAACTCTCACAAAAAAATTATTAACAGACACGTCTGATGTTGATTTTGTAGAATTATTAAGACTTAAAGATGGTGCAATTAAAAAGGTTGAAGTAAAATCTAGTTACTCTCTAATTAGAGATTATCTAGCACAAAGAACATATGATGAGTCTGGAGATTATGTAGTTACTCCATTTCAATTTTCACTTAATAACTCATTAAATAATAGACTTGGAAATGATGGTTTATTTTTCAGTAATGAAAAAACAGATCAAGGTAATACACCATCAGATGATTTATTGTCTATAAAGTTTTCTCCAGGAAAAGCATATGTAAGAGGATATGATATTGAGAAAACAGGAATAGAAATTGTAGATGTTCCAAAACCTAGAACAAAACAAACGGTCTCTTCAGTAAACATACCTTTTGAAATGGGTAATTTATTGAGAGTTAATAATGTAACAGGGGCACCTAAACAGAAACAGGAAATCTATTTCCAAAATACCAGAAAAAATAGTACAACTGTTTCATCTGGATCAACAATTGGATCTGCTAGAGTCTATAGTTTTAATGTAACAGATGCCGCACACACTGGTTCATCTACAAATTGGGACTTATATCTTTATGATATTCAAACATATACTCAAATTACATTAAATCAATCAGTTTCTTCCATACAGGTTCCTGCAACTTCTTTTATAAAAGGTAAAAATAGTGGTGCTAGTGGATATGTAGTTTCTGCTGGTGACGGATCAGCAGTCATTAATATTAGACAAAAATCAGGAACATTCATAGTTGGAGAACCAATTTTAATTAATGGATCTGATTTATATCCAAGAACAATATCAATTATTAAAACATATGGTATTGAAGATATTAAATCTTTACACCAACCAACTGCAGTTTCTGGATTTTCTACTGCCTTTTTATCAGATGCTCAATTAGATAGAGTTTCTAGATCAGAAATTATCACAATAACTGCAGGAAGTGGAGGTATAAGTACAGCAACAGTAGCATTACCAGCATCATTTACCGGAATTAAAACCGATAATATTATTAGATATCAAAGATCTGGTGTAACGACAGAAGTTTATAATAGAGTTATTTCAGTATCATCTTCATTAAATTCTTTAACATTAGAAGCAGTTACATCTGTTGCTGGTGTTTGTGATGGTTCACTACCTAGTTCTACATTTAGTGGTTCATATGCAGTTGGTGTACCAAAACTTAAAAATGAGCAAAAAGGATTTTTATATGCAGAACTACCAAACTCCAACGTTGCTTCAACAAACTTAACCTCATCTACAATTACATTTGGAGCACAATCAAATACATCTTTCACACCATCTTCAAATAGTTTAACTGTAAGCACAGGACAATTTAGTCTTGGTATTAACTCTACAGGAACTAAGTTCCAAGCATTTGATGAAGAAAGATATTCTATTTTTTATTCTGATGGAACTATAGAAAATTTAACATCAGATAAGGTTACTCTAAGTGCCAATTCAGATCAAGTTACTTTTTCAAATATTCAAAATAAACAAGTTGCAGCAATTAATGCTACATTTGTTAAAACAGGAATACAAAGTAAAGTTAAACAATTTAATAGATCAAAATCAATAAATGTTACTTTATCTAAAGATAGTCAGTCTGGAACAGGAATTAATACATCAATTAATGATGGTCTTACTTACAATCAATTTTATGGTTTAAGAGTTCAAGATGAAGAAATATCTTTAAATTTTCCAGATGTTGTAAAAGTTATAGCAGTATATGAATCTTTAGATACAGGAGTACCTGTTTTAGATAAAGTATCATTTAGTTCTATTGCAAATGTTGACAATAATGCTATTATTGGCGAAAACATTGTTGGTAGCACCAGTAATGCAATTGCTAGAATAGTAACTAAACCATCTTCAAACACTTTAGGAATTGTTTACTTAAACAACAATAGATTTTCGGAGTTGGAGAGTGTTACATTTGAAGAATCGAATATTAAAACAGAAATTGCTTCAATTACATTAGGTAAATATAGAAATGTAACTTTTAAGTACTCCTTAAATAAAGGTCAAAAAGAGCAATATTACGATTATTCTAAAATTATTAGAAAACCCGGAGAATCTGCCCCATCTAAACAACTTTTAGTAATCTTTGATTATTATACAGTACCATCTGGAGATACTGGAGACGTATTTACAGTTAATAGTTATGATCAAGGAAGATTTTCAACAGATATTCCAATTATTGGAGAAAATAATGTAAGAGCATCTGATACATTAGATTTTAGACCTAGAGTATCTAATTTTACTAGTACATCATCTTCACCTTTTGAATTTTCTTCAAGATCATTTGGAACTGAACCTAAAATAATTGTTTCACCAAATGAGGGTGCTCTTGTTGGATATGATTTTTATCTAGGTAGAATTGATAAATTGTATTTGGACAAATTTGGAGTTTTCACCGTTGTTCAAGGAACACCATCCATAGATCCAAAAGCACCAAGTAATCCATCTGAGGTGATGGAGATTGCTACAATTACTCTTCCACCATATCTTTATAATCCTAAAGATGCGGGCATATCTTTGGTTGATAACAGAAGATATACAATGAGAGATATTGGTAAAATTGAAGATAGAGTAGAAAATCTTGAGAGAGTAACATCTTTATCTCTACTAGAATTAAATACTCAGACTTTACAAATACAAGATGCACAAGGATTAAACAGATTTAAAACTGGATTTTTTGTAGATGACTTTAAAAACTACGATCTAATTAATACCGATTTATCTACTATACAGGTTAATACTGACACTGATGAACTTACAACAAGAATTTCTACAAATAGTATAAACCTTAGACCAGTTTCTGCGGCAAATACCACAGATGAAAATTTAGATTTAAATGCAAACTTTGCACTTTATGATTCAAATGTTCAAAAAACTGGAGATGCTATTACTTTAAAATATGAATCCACTGGATGGATTGAACAAACATTCGCAACAAAAGTGGAAAATGTTAATCCATTCCATGTCATTTCTTATAGTGGAACAGTAACATTAAATCCATCTAGTGATAGTTGGGTTAGAACAATTAGACTTGCAGATGTAAATATTAATCAAACAAATTGGGTTTGGTTACGTGCAACAGGACGTTTCCAAATTGTTGGTAGCAGCACTTCTAGTTCTACGGTAGATAACATAGTTGCTTCTGGAACTGAAATCTATATGAGATCTAGAAACACTGGTTTTAAAGTTGTTAATTTAAAACCATTAACTAGAGTTTATCAGTTTATTGATGGAAATAGTGGAGTAGATTTTATTCCAAAACTCATCGAAATCTCAACCGATTCAACTTTACAAAATTATGGTGCCTCTGCAGCATTTACAGTTGGAGAAACTGTTGTTGGTTCATTTAATGGATCTAATCTAATTAAGTTTAGAGTTGCAACGTCAAATCATAAACAAGGTGCATTTAATAATCCATCTATTTCATTCACAACAAATCCATATTTACCATCTGAAAATATACCAGAGTCATACAGTGCATCATCTAAAATTTTGAATGTTGACATCGATTCTCTTTGCACTGAAGCACAAGGTTTATATTCGGGATATCTTACTCTTGGTATGAAATTAGTCGGTCAAACAAGTGGTGCAGTTGCATATGTTAAAGATCTTAGATTGATTACAGATATCAATGGGTTCCTTTCTGGAGCATTTTTCTTAAAAAATCCAAATACTTCTCCACCGCCAGCGGTTAGAATTGCAACAGGATCTAAAGTTTATAAACTGACATCAAGTTCAACAAATCAAACTCCACTTCCAGGAAGCACACTGATCTGTTCAGCAGAAACAATTTATAAAGCAGAAGGAACTTGGGAAGAAAGACAAAGAGTTACAACAACGACAACAACAATATACTTTGTAGATCCTCTTGCACAATCATTCTCTGTTGGCGGAAATACTGAAGCATCCAATGGAAATAAACCCAATGATGATGCAAATGGTGCTTATCTAACCGCTGTTGATCTATTCTTTGCAAATAAAGATCAAAATAATGCACCATTAACAGTTGAAGTTAGAACAGTAGAACTTGGAACACCAACAAGAACGGTTGTTGGAAATCCTGTAATTTTAAATCCATCCGATATAAACACTTCAGATAATGCATCAGCAGCAACAAGAGTTACATTTGATTATCCAATTTATCTTGAACCTGGTTTAGAATATGCTATCGTTTTACTTGCCCCACAAACAGATCAATATGAAGTTTGGATCGCTGAAATGGGACAAAAAACTATTGAAACTGCAAATCTACCAGATTCACAAGCGGTAAGATATTCAAAACAATTTGCAATAGGTAGTTTGTTTAAATCCCAAAATGGATCAATATGGACAGCAAATCAATATCAAGAT